AGATTCCATAGCTAAACCCCTGAAAACATTGCGTTTTCGGGGGTTTTGCTTTTTAGGGATCGGAAACGTGTCGAAAAAATGTCGAAATGCACCTGATAAACTCTGCTGCATCAGTCTCCCCAAAAGGATGGATCATGGTGAGTGATCGATACCACGTGTCTATGAAACCCGTTAGCCAAGCGCAATCCATCGTACCTGGACAAAATGAAATACAGCCGCCGCCTAAGCGGCAGTGGGTTATTAGAGAAATCGCTACCAAAGATGAAGTTGGAGAGCCGTTCGATAATCAACCCGATGCTGAAGATGAATGTCTCCGCCTAAATCAAGAAAACCTTAGAAGAATGCGAGAAGGGGGTTAAGCCGCACCGCTTCCGATAAATGATCCTGCGATAGATGCGCATAGCGCATCGTCATCGACAATGAGGCGTGCCCCAGGATGTGCTGTAGGGTCACGATGTGCCCGCCGTTCATGATGAAGTGACTAGCGAACGTGTGGCGCAGTACGTGGCTGGCCTGCCCCTTCGGCAGCTTGATCGAGGTAGACAGCAGCACTAGGCGGAACACGCCAAGGCAGTTTGTGAACGGCCCGTGGGTCTGCCAATGCCGGCGAATGTCGGCGGCCAGTTGTTCCGAGATCGGCACCGAGCGCACACGCTTGGACTTGGTGTTGGCGAAGATCACCGTATTACCTTTCAGACGTTCCGGCGTCAGCGCCTGAGCCTCACCCCATCGAGCCCCTGTCGCTAGGCAGATACGAGCGACCATCTTCGGATGTGGCGACGTGGTGCGCGCATCCAGGGCCGTAAGCAGTTCGGACACCTGATGCTTGGTCAGGTACGACAGCGGTCTTTCCTGAAGCTTGAGCGGTCGCATGCGCCCTACCGGATTCTCATAGTCAATGACGCCGAGTTGGCGCAATTCGTTGTACATGGACTTGAGGTAGCCAAGACGGTTGTTCGCGGTCTTGCCCGACATGCCATTGGCTATCTGTCAGCTACGCAACCGAGCCACTTTCGCAGGCTCCAGGGAGACAGCGACCGGGTCGCCCAAGTCCTTTGCCACCAACCGCAGAATCGCCACGCAACGATGCCCGTTGCTCAGGGTCTGGCCATGCAGCTCATACCAGAGTTCGACCAACTCGGAGAGACGCCGACGGTCCTTCGGCTTGAGCGTCCAGCTGGGGTTTTCAGCACACTTCTGACGCGCAGTGGCCTCGAATTGCTGCGCCTCCATCTTGGTCTTGAACCGCTTGCGAAAGCGCTTGCCCTTGATCGGTTCTACATCGACGAACCAACGGCCATCGGGGAGCTTGGTGATCGACATTAGACGGCATACCCCCGCCGTAGATACCGATCACACATCAGCTTGTGTATATGCCTTTCCAGATCGCGACGAGTCCAACCCTTGGCGAGATAGTGGTCTTCGATAACGTGCCAGAACTCCAGTTTACGGGCGGACTCAATAGCCTTTTTTGCCGGGACACGCTCCCGCGCGATCAGGCTCACGAACTGGCCGAGAAACATCTCGCAGTTGCGCCCGCTAAAGCCCTTGGCGGTCTTGTAATAGCGCCGGTACTCAGCGCGCTCGATCAGCGGATCGCACTCGACCTGGACGCGGGCGTCCTGGCTGATCAGGCTCCAGAACGGATCGTAGACCGCCGTCCGGCTCAGCAGCTTGAAGCTTTCGCAGGCGTAGTTCCACAGTCCTTGCAGGTGCGGGCAAAGCCCCCCATAGGTGCGGCAGCCGATGACCTCTCCCGAAGCCATGCGCGAGCCTTCGGAGAACTGCTGGACGATGGAGTGGTGGAAACGGAACTCGAGCCGCCACACCGTTTCCAGGGGGTTATAGGCCGGGTCGCCATCGCCGAACGGATCCCCGTTCAGGGTCGCCCACACGCTTTCCCAATAGTCGAGCTTGTCGGTGGCCCGAGCCTGGAGGGTCTTGTTATAGATCGACAGTTGCAGGCCGTTGGCCGAGCCGAACATGTACGTCTCGCCACGCCCGTAGACCGAGGCGTTGCCGTCGAATTCGATCCGCTCGATCCCGCTGATTTGTCGCACCCGACGCGAGCGGCAATGCATGCGATCCACCAGATCGCGAGGCGGTTTCCAGCCTTGTACGTCCAGGGCGATATGCACAGCGGCTTGGTTGGTTTCGCAGTGGCTCAGTACGGCAGCGGCCAAGTCATCCAGCACGCCCTGGAGGATGCGCGGATCGGCGCCATCGAGGGCGTGAGGCGATACCTCGATCTTGAGGTGCGAGCCGAGGGTATCGACCTTGATGCTGTGGTTCTTGATCAGCAGGATCAAGCCCATTTCAGCGTTCTGCAGGCGGTACTGATAGCCGGAGTCGCGACCGATGCGGCCCTTGGACCATTCGTAGCCGGCGAACTCGACCACATCCACCGAGAGGTCAAACAGCGCCATGACTTCCGGCCGGAGTTTGCCGTTGTACAACTGCCGCACCGTATCCACGCCGCACCGCAGAATGCGCACGCCTGACAGGTCGGTGAATTGAGCCGTGGTATCGTCGAAGAACAACCGCCCTTTCGGGCTTTCCAAGACCTGACCGTCCGACTCGATACTGACGCGAATTTGATGGCTGATTTTCTTCATCTTTAACGATCCAAATTGGTACGAATTGAAACCGCAATAGGTGGCTTATCTGACGTGTTACAGGGGCGTCGGCCGCGCCTTCGGCCTATCGCTCATGCCTTGCGCTCCCGGCCGGCGGCGCGGCCCGCCCCTCATGGCGGCACCCCTACCGCCGCTAGCGCCGTCATCACCGTCCACCAGTGATGCAGCGCCCAGCCCATCGCCACCGGAACGAGGAATTCCCAATCGATCATTTGTGCCTCCAGGGCCGCGAGGCGTATTCGGAATCGGGGACGATGGTCAGCGGCGACTGGCCCCTGGCCGGTGCGTCTGCGGAGGCGGCAACAGGCGCTGCCGGAACGATGCTGGCCACCGCGCCGGGCTGCCTCCCGGCACAGGTGACGGTCTGTTTCCAGTCCTCATAGCGAAGCTCTACGACGCACTCGCCCTTGGGCGCCACCCGGTAGCCGGAGCCGATCAGTTGCCAGCTAGTCAGTTCCAGGCGCCGGCCCGTGGGATCGTCCAGAGCGAACAGGTAGATATCGCCCCGCGACTTGCGGTAGGCGTGGGCGAGGATGGAGATCCGTCGATCGGCGAAGGGATGGGCGTTCAGATCAACAGGCGCAGCAGCAGGCCCATCAGGTACAAGCCCAGGAGGAAGAAAGCTATTCGCAGCAGGACGCGCTGGAGCAGCCACAGCAGCGGGCGCAGCAGGGGCTTGAGCAGGGTCGCCAGGAGCGTCGGCAGGTGTCGCAGCAGCCGGACCGCCAATCGTGCGCAGAGGCCCCATATACCAGACAAAGCCAATAGTGCCGGCCAGCAATGCCAGTAGAAGAACCAGCTTAGGCGACCGGAAGAGGCTCTTGCCCGCCTTGGTGTCTTGGGTCTTGCCGGTGGCCGTGGACTGGTAGAGGGCGAAGGTCTGCTTTCGGATCCGCTTGTATTCGATGATGGTGCCATCGGCGGGCGGACGGTTGAGTTGGGCGTCATGCTGGGCCTCCTTGTAGCGGCCAGGGATGCCGATCACCGCGAGGTTGGAATGCTTGTAGGCCATCTCGCAGGTCATGCGGATGTCGTCGCGAATGTAGGAAATGTTCGGCGTGGTGAGGACAATGTCCCAGTTGAAATGCCGGTGCCGGGTCCAGGCGTCGAGCCAGCCCATGGGGCGGTCAGCCGCGTGGGCCGCTTCCGGTCCACCGGGGTAGTCGAAGCGCTCGAGGTCTTTTTCCCGCCAGGACTTGGGAAACAGCAGTTGGGTTTCGTCGAAGATCAGGAAGGCCCCGCGGGGCGCCCACTGAAACCACGTGCGCATCTTTTCGAGGTCTTCCAGCGACTCCAGATCGAGGTTGATGATTTCCGCCGTGTTGGGCAGGTCCGGAAAGACCTGATAGGCCCGCTCCAGGGTGAAGCCGCGCACGTTGGTGATGATCACCCGCCCGTCTTTCAGCGCGGGCACGGCGTCATCCTGGATCGCGCCGGAGGTCTTGTAGGAGCCATTGGGGCCGTGGTGGATCTTGATCGACACGGATCACCTCCCAATGAACGGCACGAAGCGCATGCAGAAGCGCGTCGCCGCCGCGACCATGATGATGTTCAGCGCCTGCGGCACGCCGAAGAAGGCCAGCCCCGCCGCAATCGGACCCGGCAGCGCGGCATACATGCTGCGGATCATCTGCGGCACGCCAAGGCTGTCGATCAGTTCGCGGGCGGCGGTGTAGCTGACATCGATCAGCAGGATCAGGGTCTGGAGCGCGGCGTACATCGACGCCTTGGTGGCAACCACCAGGCCGTCGCGCACGAAGTCATAGATGCCTTGGGCGAAGAAATCCCAGATCCACTGGAAGAAGGCGATGATCTGATCGAGAAAACCGGAGAGCCATTCCATAGGGTCAGTCCTTCAGCAGAATGAGGGCGGCGATCAGCGCGGCCATCAGCAGCAGCGCCACGCGCAGGCTGGAGAGTTGGCCGGCGTAGTCGGAGATACAGAGGGAGTAGGACTTGCCCCAAATGGTCATGGACTCGCAGGGCAGTTGCCCGCCGCCTTCCGCCAGGTTGAGGTCGAAGGCGCCCTTCATCTGGTCGACGTTGGCCTTCACCTTGGTCTTGAGTTCTTTCTTGGCTTCCTCGACCTTCTTTTCCCAGGTGGCGATGGCGTCATCCCAGGTGCCGAGCGTGGGCTCCTTGAGTTCGCCGCCAGGGCCTTCTGGGCCGGTGGAGCAGTTCTCTTTCGCCGGGTCGCAGGTGCCATTGCCATCGCCGCCCGTGCCGCTGCCGTCACCGTCGCCGCTACCATCGCCCCCGCCGTTGCCGTCCCCTCCCCCGCTGCCGTCGCCGCCATTGCCGGTGCCGCCGTCATTGCCCCCGCCGTTATTGTTTCCACCGCCATTGCCATCGCCGCCGCCGTCACCGCCCGGCGTGGTCGGGTCGGTTGGATCCGTGGGATCGGTCGGGGTCTTGACGCAGGTAGTCCCCGACCACGACCAACCGGGCGGGCAGCCGGGGTCGTTCGGGTCGGAAGGATCGGTGTTCGGAGTGTCGGGCGGGTTCAGCGAATCGCCGGTCTGGGAGAAGGTGTAGGAGTCGGCACCGCAGCTTTGGCCGGTGCCCTTGAGGATGTAATTGCAGAAGCCCGTCGTGGTGGAGCCTTTGACCAGATAGCAACTGGCCGGGCTGGGATTGCCGCCATACTCACAGCTTTGATAGCAGGCGGTCGGGGCGCCGCCGTCACCGACATAGTTACGGCCTCCCGAGGTAACTACGGGCGAGTCCGGGCCTTTGGCCGGGAACAGTTCGCCTTCCTTGCATTCTTGCGGAGGCGACTTACAAACCCCGGTCGCCTTATCGTATTCCGTCCCCTCGGGACAGCTATCGCCATAGCGTCCGGCAGGACCATACGCGGCAGCAGTCTTGCCGGTTTCGTTGTTCGTGAACTCGCACCAAAACGAGGTCTGGTCACGGGCTTTCATAGACCCGGTGAAGGTGAACTCCCCAGGGCGTCCCGTGTCTTTGGCCCACGCCGCGCAAGCTGCCGAGGGCGAAGAAAAGCGTTCAGGCAGTGACTGAATTTTCCAGTAGTAATCCTCAGCCCTCGCCAGCGTGGCAAAGAAAAGCATCAGAATCAGGCTCGCAAACTTCATCGTAAGACCCCACACAAAAAAGCCCCCTGCCGGAAACTCCGGAGGGGGCTTCCGCCTCGGTCTGTTCGGTTAGAAGAATTCGCCGGTCCGGTACCCGGTGATGAAGGCGCCGGCGAAGAACGCCCCCAACCACACCGACCAGAGCACCCGTTACGCCTTGCGCAACATGCTGTAGATCAGGCCGGCAACGGCCAGGATCACCAGGGCGCCAACGATGTAGCCGCCAATGGCCTTCATATCGCCCTGGCCATCGGTAATCGCCGATTCCACCGCGCTGGTGTCGATCACCCCGGCGAAGGCCGGCAGCGAAGTCGCGGCAGTGACGGAACCGGCGATGCACAGGTTGCGGAACGAGGCGACCGGGCTGAACTTGGCGATGCGTTGCTTCATTGCTTTCATGGTGTTTCCTCTCTACTTGGCTTTACGAAGAAGTGACGCGACCCAGCCAATCAAAAGCCCCGTCACGAACGATCCCAGGACGCCAGCGGCACCGATGCCGAAGGCTTCCGGGGAGAAACCACCGTTGACCAGGATGTCCACGTATCCAGCGGCCTCTGGCGGAATCAGGTAGGCCTGTTGCCATGCGAGTTCGCGACACGCCATGAAGCCCTCGGGGGTCGAGGTCCACGCGGTACACACCTGCACAGCGACAACGCCTGACATAGCGATCAGTCCTCAAACAGCCAGGGAGGCCGCTAGGCCGTCGATCCAGCCCCAGGCGTAGCCGGTGGCCAGACCTACCGCGAACAGCGAGAGATAGCGGAACATCGCGGCCTCCTACGGCTTACGCCTTGGCGTCCGGGGACTTGTCTTGTTTGTCCTGGCCCTGCGGCTGCTGGGCCGGGCGCGGGGCTTGGGCCTGTGCTTGCGGGCGGGCCGGGGCTTGGGCGGTCGGCGCCATCGGCTTGCCGCCCACGGCCAGCAGATCCACAAGGACCTGGGTATTGGTGATCCGGCCGAAACGGTCTTGGGTCGGGCGGACCACGCTGGCGAACTTGCAGAGCACCGGCTGGCCTTCGAAGACGATGGCGTCCAGCAGGGTCGGCTCGATGTTGTATTCGCTGATCTCGAAGCCCTTGGCGTTGCCACGGGCACCTTCCGGGATCGGGGCGATGGACTGGACCGAGGCGTAGATTTCCCCGGTCTTGGTCGAGGTATAGGTGTCGGTCTTGGTGACCCACAGCTCGACGACGCCGCCTTGGGTTGCAAACATGTTCATCGGTGTTTCTCCTTCAATTCGCCTTTTTCGGCGTGAGTTGTCCCGCTGCTGCAAATTCGGCTGTTTCGCCTTCATTCAGCGGTGTTGGGTGAAAGTGATTTGTCGGGCGATCCCTTCGGGCCGGGCTCTATTCGCTAGCGAACCAAGCCAACCACGGGTGTTCGTCTCGGCCCATCCGGGTAACGATCCCTATCGCAACGTCGTCTCCGACGGCCAAGGGGAACGCTTCCCCTTGGAACCCGCAGAGCAACACCAAGGGCTCTGCCCTTGTCATCCCGCTCTTGCCGCCGAGGGCTCGGGAGCGCGGGGCGGAGGAGCTGCCCCACACTCCCCAGCGGAGGCTGTTTCAGGGGGGAAGCGTTCAAGGGTGCGCTCCGCCCGTGCTTCCGTTCGCCGGAACGGTGAAGCTGTTCCGACGAGCCGGGAGCGCGGCCCTTGACCGGATCGGCCACGGTGCGGGCGGCCTGGATCAGGCAGAGCAGGAGCAGCGCTTTCAGGGTGTCAGCGAGCATGGGTCAGCCCTCCAGTTGGAATGCTTCGCGCACGGGCACGAAGGGCGTGGGTTTCCCGCTGTCGTACACAACGTGCCAGTACTTCGGCGGACGCCGGGACGGGTCGTGTTTCGAGCAGAAGGAACGGGAACGGCAAGTCCAACGGCCATTTTCCAGATAGGGGAGCCCAGGGGGCTGGCAGTCCGTACACGGAGATTGGCTGCACAACGGCGCAACGACCTGCCTTGCGGACCAGCACACAGAGCAGGCGCAGTCCGGGGCGTGGGTTTGGCGCAAGTAATTCGGAGACGACATGGTCAGCTTCCTCCTCATCTTGGCGAGCACGGCCCCAGGCGAGAGCTTCAACCCGCAGGTCGGACAGATAGGATTCTTCCGGTTGGGAGAGGTAGCCGGCATCAATGAGGCCATCGATCAGCATCAGAGCGCGGTCGAAGGGTTCGCCAGGGTGCGGTGCCGCGTGCAGCAGATAGCCTTCAAGGAAGCTCAACAACGCGTTAATCGGGTTGCTCGACAGAACGCGCGCTACCTCAACGCCTTCAAAGCTCTGCTCAACACGGAAGACCAGTTCGGCATTTAGGGAACGCATAGAGGCCTTGGCAGCCTGCTCAACCCGGGCGCGAAGGGCTGGAGGCATACGGAGCTTGAATTGCGGATCGGTGCGGCTCATGCCGTCCACTCCTGTTCCAACAGCCAGTTGCGAAGCAGCGCGCTATTCACCATGCGCAGCTTTCCGAGCTTCACGGACGGCAGCACACCCCGGTAAACCCAGGCGCGGGCGGTGCCATAGCTAATGCCGTTGCGCTCCGCCCACCGTTCGATGGACTCCACATCCTGTTGCGGCCCTATCGGGGCGCTGGGGTTAAGCTCTTCCAGTTCCATGCTCGTTCCGTCACTATTCGTGGCATTAGTAAAAAACTTATTATGGCTATAGTCCATATGGACATTATCCATAAATTAGCAATTATGACAATAGTCCATAATGGTATTTATCAATGGCTGAAAGCATGGCCAATAGAGCGCTTCAATTACTCGATCAGACCAGTTTGAAAGAGTTGGCAGAGGTCAATAGCAAGGACTACGTCCGCTGGCAGAGTATTAAGAGAGGCAGGGCGAGAATTGGCGCAGAAGAGCTAGAACAGCTTGGAAAAATTTACCCCCAGTATCGCTGGTGGCTAATGACCGGAGAAGTCATGCCTGAAATTGGTCAAGTCAGCCCTTCCTATAACGAAGCCAATTCAAACTTGCCCAGTCAAAACGCGGGATAGCAATTACCAAAAAAGTAGCATTGCGATGGTATGCCCAAAGGAGGGGTGATAAGACGTGGTGAAAATAAAATTATATTTAAAATTTAGGCAAGAAAACTTTCATCATTTAAGCTGTGCAAGTTTTTTAGGTTGAGTAGGTAACAGATAACTAATGAGCAAATCAAAGCCCACAGCTATCGATTTATTTTGCGGTGCAGGTGGACTCACCACTGGCCTCAAGAAAGCTGGATTCAAAGTTCTGGCCGGTTTTGAGCTAGACAATACAGCTGCTGAGACTTACAAATCCAACCATAGAAAAACCAGGATTTTTATTTCAGATATATCCCGCCTAAATCCCACAGAAGTAATGGCGGAATTAAAGCTAGAGAAAGGTGAGTTAGATCTACTCGCTGGATGCCCCCCATGCCAGGGATTTTCAACTCACAAAACGCGGAATAAATCAAGCTCCGTCGAGGACGAACGGAACAATCTAATCTTCAGCATTTTAGAGTTCATAAAAACTCTAGAGCCGAAGACAATAATGATAGAAAACGTACCAGGTTTAGCCAAAGACCCTAGGATTGAAGAGTTCAAATCGGAAATTGGGCTCCTAGGTTATAAAATTGACAAAAATACAATTCAAGTTCTAGACGCAGCAGACTTCGGAGTCCCACAAAGAAGGAAGCGGATGATCCTGCAAGCATCGCGCTTCGGATACATTTCTCCACCAACACCAGTCAAAAAGCGCAAAACAGTTAAGCAGGCTATAGGTAAATTACTAAGCCCCGGACTCTCTGGCGACGCTCTTCATGACCTGCCCTTCACAAGAAGTAAGAAAGTTAATGAAATAATTAAGAACGTGCCTAAAGACGGAGGCTCTCGCGCTCAACTCCCTCTTAGACTATGGCTGCCTTGCCACATAAAGCGTCCTGGCTCTTATAGAGATGTATATGGACGAATGGCGTGGAACGATGTATCTCCCACCATAACTGGCGGCTGCACAAATCCTTCTAAAGGTCGTTTTATCCATCCTGAACAGGATAGAGCAATTACTCTCAGAGAAGCGGCCCTTTTACAAACATTCCCGCAAAACTATAAATTCTCCTTAAAAAAAGGGAAAGACTTCACCGCACTCATGATTGGGAATGCACTCCCACCACATCTTATTTACACACACGCAAAGAAGTACAGAGAACATTTAAATACTGTTAACGCAGGGGATAAGGAATGTCTGAAAAATTAGTAATGAAGTTCGACCCTAAGACTATTGAGCATCTTGGGGTAAGAATGTACTCCACACTTCCACCTGCACTAGCCGAACTTATATCCAACGCTTACGACGCCGATGCTGCGAATGTAAGGATAAGTCTAAACGAAAAGCCAAGCGGTCCAATTTCAATAACCGTCATTGATGATGGGCATGGAATGAACTCCAGCGACATTCAAAATAAATTCCTTGTCATTGGGCGAAACAGAAGAAAACAAGAAGGGGACAAACCCACTGATCGTTTCAAGCGCCTTGCTACCGGCAAAAAAGGATTAGGAAAGCTCGCCCTATTTGGGCTATCAAAACACATTACCATAGATACAATAAAAGACGGCATTAGAAATAGATTTAGCCTGGACTGGGACAGTTTAATGACATCTGAGGGTGAATACTCCCCTCAAACAGAGATCGACAATGAAAAAACAGATCGCCCAAATGGCACATCCATAAAGCTTTCAAAACTGAAGCGGCAGTCTGCTTTTGATATCGAAGGTTTGGCGGATAGCCTCTCAAAAATATTCATTTCCGACAAAAATTTTAACATAACCATAACAAATGGAGATCAAAAGGCTCTTGTAAACGAAGAGCGTCGTTATGCCAACTTCAACAAGCAATTCGAGTGGGATATACAAGAGGTCAATCCAAAAGACTCACCCTACCCAAATTTAGAGGGCGTATTCTATACAGCAGAAACCCCCATACGTCCCAACTCCGGCCTCCGTGGGATTTCTATTTTTTCAAGAGGAAAGCTGGTAAATGCACCAGAATTCTTTTCCAGTAGCACTTCCAGTCACTTCTACCAGTACTTAACAGGGTGGATCAGAGCTGACTTTGTAGATGAGCTTGAAGAGGATGTCATATCGACCAATCGACAGTCCATAAACTGGGACAACGAAGATATGGCAGAGTTTCGAAGATTCCTCTCAGAAATAATCTCAAAGGTAAATCTAAGCTGGCGAGAAAAGCGTAAAAAAAAGAAAGATGACGAAATATTAGTAGAAACGGGAATCGACACCCAAAAATGGATGTCGACCATGCCTGAAGATGTACGATCAGAAACTTCAAAAATTATTGATGCAGTTTCAAGTGAGGAAGCTGTAGCAAAATACACTCCGATTATTGAGGCTCTACACAAACTAGTACCTGAATATCCGCATTTGCATTGGCGACACCTTACCCCGGACTTGAGGGATAGAGTAAGTACCTATTATAAAAACGAGCAATATGGCGAAGCTGCGGATCAAGGTGTAAAAATTTACTGCCAGAAAATCCGTGAAGTAACTGGACTTAACGAAGATGGAACCGAGCTTGTAGGCAAGGCGTTGGGTGGCAAGTTACCAATTCTGATGGTGGCAGATAACAATTCTGTAAGCGGAAAAAGTATACAACTCGGTCAAGAGCAACTATCGCGCGGATTAATCGCCGCTTTCAGAAACCCTATTAACCATGCCCCTATAGACTCGGTTGTCCCCAACACATTCAGCGAAAAAGACTGCCTCGATATTCTGAGCCTGACCTCATACCTTCTAAATCGTATTCAAAATCATAGGCATAAATCTTAATCCGCAAGCGCCCCATCACAAGGGGCGCATCCAGTTTGATGCTATCTTTGTATTTATGGACAAAATAACTCCCGAACACAGAAGCTGGTTAATGGGTCGAGTCAGATCAAAAAATACAAAGCCCGAATTAATGGTAAGGCGATTACTCTTTGCAATGGGATATAGATATCGTCTACATCGAAAAGACCTTCCTGGCTGTCCTGACATCGTCTTCCCCAAAAAACAAATAGCCATTTTTATAAATGGTTGTTTTTGGCATGGTCATACTAACTGCAAATATAGCCGCCTCCCTTCATCCAATGTCGAATTCTGGAAAGCCAAAATTGAAGGTAACCGCCTGAGAGACAGCACAAATACTGCCTTATTGGAGAAAGAAGGCTGGCGAGTAATAACAATATGGCAATGTGAAATCCAAGAAATAGATCGTCTATCTAAACGTCTAAGAAATCTCATCCAAAACGTCTCTCCCCATAAATAAACAGCCAATAGTTAGTAAAACAACGACCCAGGAATGTCGAAAAAGTGTCGAAAACACCAACATGCATTGTGCTGAAAGGAAACTATAGATTCCCAGCCAAGTACCACTCTGGCACACACTGAGATATTCTGACACGCGGCCATATAGGGTTCGATTCCCTTCGCCCGCTCC